CGCTACCACTTCAAGATCCTTGTATGCTTTCGTTAGGGCTTGGATCACTAGCATATATCCGGCTATGCGTGTATTGCCTTGCAATACTATAAAATTATTGGACTTGGCTTCTTGTATTTTAGGATATACCGGTGCTTTACTTGTGATCATTTCGTTTACTTCTTGGCGTGTCATTTCATAACCGCCAGTATGATATAGTTTAATAAGTTTCATAATGTTATTTATTATCTTACTTTTAATGTTGCTATATACAGGGCATCGGCTAGGGCTTGGGCTAGGTTTTCGCCTACCGCTAGGGCTTTGCCATGATAGCTGACTAGGTATCTTTGCATAAACTTCAACCATTGAATTTGCATAATTATTTATATTCCTTGTGTTATAAATAACACAAAATACATTATTGGATAAATTATCGCTAGAACGACTATGGCGATCAAAACTTGATAAATTGTTGTTTTCATATACTCAATATTGGGCTGTTATTATTTGACAATTATTTATAATGTGTTGTTATCAACACTCAATATAGTATATCATACTGTTATATTGATTACAACATATACAACTGTGTATAACTATTACAACACAACTAAAAATATAAATCAAGGTCTATGCCTTATAATATATGGCTCGTTTGGGATTGTCTATGCCTCTTTTGCATACCTCTATATAATATAAATTATTATTTTTTTTTTTATTTTTTATTTATATATCTATAATATAGGAACTGAAACGGGTATAAGCATTTTGCGTTTAATTATTTTATTTTTCTTGGTAATTAAAGGGAATAGCACAACCGCTTAGACTAGCACCCCAACCGCCCACGATCAGACGTTAACCATTGGACTACTAGCACCGCGAAGCGGTGATCCGTCAGATTTTCGCCCGCCTATTCTGGTGCGTAGCACTCCATTGTTTTTGTATTTACTTCAACCCTCTCCCCCTTTCCTTTCCACAATACGCTTGACATACTTCAACATAGTAATATAATTATATTTATAGTATAGACATATAATATATTTATGTTATAATATATTTATATCTTTATTCCTTTATTCTTTTATTATTTTATTTTATATGCTATTCTGATACATAATTTCAAAATGAAAACAAAATCTAAATACTTATATATTAAATATACCTCACCCACAGAATTTTTAAGACGATTTAGACTTGTTAACAAAACTATTGATTTATATGATAGATGATGTTGTAATAAAAAAAATTCCTCCTCCACTTCCACCGTATAAAGAATACGTTTCACCAAACACGCCTTCAAGTAAAATGATTTTAAGTCCTGAACACAAAGCAAAATTAAAAGCCGGTCGTGAAGCGTTTATTCTTAAACGTAGAGGTGAGAAGGCTTTAGCACTTGCACTTGAAAAAGAAAAAGCAATTAAATTAACTCCACAAGAAGCTCTATTACTTGCTGTTGAAGAAAATAAATTAGAAAATTCTCGTAGTCATGTTTTAAAAGTAATACATAAAAATAAAAAACAAATTCTTGACGCGCAGATTGAATCAGCTACAGGATTAAGTTATGTTGGTGGTGATGGTGCTACTGTTTATAAAAAAATTCCTGATGTAAGAACTGGCGAATATCTCCTCAACCAACTCATAGGGAAACCCGTCGAATCCCTTGAGGTAAAACAAGTTACAAAATTAATTATGGATATATAATAAAATGCCAATCTACACCGACTCAAAAGGAAATCAAAAGGACACGAGTACAATGGTTATAGAATATTTACAGCGCGCTCTCGCTAAAGCTAAACAAAACAACGATCAAGAAAATATCGATGCTCTTGAGTGGGAAATAAATAAACGTCAAAGCTAATGCCAACTAACGAAAAAAAAGTTTCCTTCAAGGATTTAATCCACTTCACTCCTAAACAAGTGGAAGCTACTACTGTAGCGGACGCGCATAAATATACTCTCTTCGGTGGTTCCGCTGGTCCTGGAAAAAGCTACTGGCTCCGTTGGTATATGGTCCGCACTTTAATTAAATGGGGACAACAGTATAACCTCACAGGGATCCGCGCGGCTATGTTCTGCGAGGATTATCCTACATTAAAGGATAGACAGATAAGCAAGATGGAGGTTGAGTTTCCCCAATGGTTAGGACAGATAAAGGACACCAAGACGGATGGTTTAGCTTTTTATATTGCCAAAGAATATGGAGGGCATGTCCTTATGCTTAGGAATCTTGATGATCCGTCTAAGTATCTTTCTTCGGAATTCGCTATGATAGGCATTGAGGAAATGACCCAGAATGAGGAAATGAAATTCCATAGATTACGTTCTCGTTTGCGATGGACGGGAATACCGGAACCAAAACTTGTCGCTGCAACTAACCCGGGCGGTATAGGACACGAGTGGGTAAAGAAGTATTTTGTGGATAGGGATTTCCCGGATCATGAGAAGGAAGCGGAGAAGTTTGCTTATGTCCCGGCGCTTCCTACGGATAATCCATACTTGGCGGCTAGTTATATCCTTACCCTTCAATCACTCCCGGAAAAACTCAGGCAAGCTTATTTAGAGGGACGATGGGATATATTCGAAGGAATGTTCTTCACGGAATGGGACCCAAAGGTGCATATTGTGGAACCATTCGAAGTGCCGGATACATGGCCTAGAGCTAGGTCTATTGATCCTTCTGGTCGTTCCGGAACTACGGCCTGTTATATTTATGCTTTAGCAGACGATGGAACGGTTTATGTAACACATGAGTGGTTTAAAAGTGGATTAGATACGGACGAACATGCCCGTGGTATTTGTAAAATGTCCGAGGGACTAAACATAAAGTACACGGTTATCGATAGTGCGGCGTTCTCAAAATTGGGTATGCCAGAGTCTCAGGCGGAGATTTTTGAGCGTTATGGCGTAACGGACTTGATTGCGGCGGATAAACATAGGATTCCCGGGTGGAATGTGATGCACACTTACCTTCGTCCTGATCCAGCAACGGGACAACCTAGGTTGAAAATATTCAGTAATTGTATAGGTTTAATCAAGGGAATACCTCGCGCGCAACACCCGCCTTTGGATAGTGATAAGGACCCCCAGGATGTTATGTCCTTTTGGGACGGAGCTGATCATGGTGATTCTATTGATTCTTGTAGATATTTTTTACAGACTGTCCGTGAACAAGTGGCTGTTAAACCGATGGGGCGGATGGAAAAAATAATGTCGGATTTAAAAAGACAAAAGGAAGGGAATTTTGATTTTAATTATCACAATAGATAGTTATCCACATACGATATTGACTTTGATTTTATTTTAATGAGGTATATAATAAAGACAATTATTTTTAACCAACTAAAATGATAGACATAAAAACTTTAGAAGAGAAACCAAAAGAAGTAACTTTTACCCCCGATACGGAAGAAAAGATTTTACAGACTTTTATAAAACAACGTGTTGACGAATTACAGAAGCATCGTAAGGAATTAAAAATTGAAGACAAATGGAAAGAAGCGGATAGGGAATATGTTCCTCGGGAGATGGAATTTTCTTCTCAAGGAAAAAGATTCGAGACGGATCAGACAGATGGTTATAGAACAAGACTTGTTCCTATTGGCGATAATACTCAGAACTGGAGAAGTTCTAATAGTGCGCCAACTCTTTTACAAAAAATTCAGACAGCAATATCTTTGATTATTGATAATAATCCCGAAGCGGTTTTTACGGCGCTTCAAAAAAAATATGAATCAACATCTGATTTGGCTAATAGTCTTTGGAAGCGTAATTGGCAAATTACTGGCGGAAAGGAGGTTCTCAAACTCTTCGTTTTTAATCTTGTAAAATATGGAACGGCTTTTGCTCGAAGTTATCCAAGGGTAGTGAAATATAATAAAGAAGTTTTAACGGAATACGATTCGGAACATCCGGAGAAAAATAAATACGAAAGTAAAGAAGTGGTTTGGTTTAATGATGTGGCTAAACAAAATCTTGATCCTTATCGCACATGGATTGATGAACAGACAAGACCTTATGATACTTATTCTATGAATGATTGTTATTATGAATTGGATTTTGCTTATGATGCGGCGGAGATTGAATTTGGACAATATAAAAACTGGCAGTATGTAAAAAAAGATTCAAAGAGTATTCCGAATGACGATATAAAAGATAAAGACAACGATAAGCAAATCAGAAAGGATATTGTTACTATCGGGTTCTACGAAAATCGCCTTAAAGACTTATACGTTTGTAAGGCCGTTAAGGATGACATAATACTCCACTCATGCCCTCTGCCAAATGATGACGGGTTGCTCTCGCTTTGGTATGGCATGTGGGTATTACGCTCGGCGGATAGACCGGATGGAATTTCTCTATGGGAAATTATTTGTCAGGACAAACACATGTATGATAAATGGAATAATATGGGAAGCGATCAACTTACATTAAGTATCATGAAGTTCGGTTATTATACGGGAACACAGGCCCTTACTGGCGATGGAAGAATGGATATTGTCCCTGGAATGGCTAAGCAGATTACTAATGGTAAAATTGATTGGATGGAAATTCCTGGACCAGGAAAAGATTGGATTGGTGGATTGGAAAAATTACAGAAAGATATGGAAGATAGTTCTGGTATTACACCTACAATGGAAGGAGCAGTGACAGGTAAAACTCTTGGAGAAATACAAATGGCGCGTGAAAGTTCTTTGAAAAGATTAAGAATACCTTTGGAAAATATCGCATGGGCGATTGAACAAGATGCTTATCTTACCCTTTCTTGGATGTCACAGATTTATTCTACGCCGGAGGTGAAACAATTTGCGAACGAGAGAGAGATGATTCTTTATGAACAGCAAAATGATGTGCAGCATGATCAAAAAGAATATCAGGAGACAGACCCAGATACTCTATTAAAAACCGATCCCCTAACTGGTCAGCCAATCGGCGGGACAGATGATTTTTCTTCTGCGGAAAATGTAGTCATGGATCCGACTACTAACCCTCCTTCAGTTCCGGGAGCAAAAGATAAAAAAATTACGGCGACATATTTACCAAAACTTGCTCTACATTTAGAAGATAGAAACGGGCAATTATTTGAATCAAAGGAATCACGATATTTCCAAGTTGGAAAAGATATTCAGGTGACTTCTATGAAATGGCGAGGAATGATTAAGGTTATTCCAAAATCTCTGGTTGGAAACTCGGAAATAATATTAAAACAGACAAAACAAGAAATGATTAATCTTCTTTCTCCTATGTTTGCCGGAAGTCCACTTACTCATAAGAAACTTGCAGTTGAACTTCTTAAAGTTAATGAAGAAGATCCTCTTGATTGGTTGCCAGATATGCCCGGATGGAATGATGAACCTTATCAGATTATCCCTCCACAACCTGTACCACCTTCTGTAAGATTTACTATTCCTTGGGCTGATTTGGTGTCTGATCCTGATATGAAGATTGAAATGGCTAAGAAAATTGGTATTACTCTTCCTCCGCCACCTGTTACTCCTCCTCCATTATTTATTCCTAGAGGTGGGACTGAAGTAGGAACTGGAACTGAAGATTCATCTGGAACTGGAACACCGCCAGCGCCAGCGCCAACACATGGAACGGGTGGTGGACCTGCGCAACCAGGGACTGGAAATAATAATGCGGTAGCACCTACTTTAATACCTAGGGCAAATATCAGTCGCCCATTTCCTCAAGGTAAATCATCGGTTGGAGGATCAGGGCAGTTATTTATAAAGCATTAAAATGGATAAATTGACAAAACCACAGAGACAAGCAATTCGTTCTTTAATGCAGGATGGGCGTTTTACAGCTGTGGAATTGCTAAAAAAGATATTAATTAATGAAATTTCTGGGTATCAAGTAAAGGCGGATACGGAATTTGAAACAGTGTGGAGAGTGGCAAAAAAAGAGGCCGGAATGGAGGTTTTAGAAGACTTTTTTAAACGTATGATATTAGAAGCAAGTAAGTCTGATGAATAAAATGTTAAAAACACACGCAAAGGCTACAATAAAAGATATTTCAGGCATCAATGATGTAGATTTTGAGGTTGGTTTTGATCCACACAACAAAAATAGCATAAAAGTTACCCTAGCTGGTAAAGTTTCCTTTATTTCTAAGGATGATTTATGGAATTTTGTATTTTCCGTGGTTCAGGTTAGCCAACAACAGCGTATGATTCCGGTAACTAAGACTGATTTCGAACAGTACAAGAAACAACATGAGATAAAGTTACAAAAAGACATGAAAGCCGGAGAAACTGTAATTGCGCACTGTGTTGTAAATGTTCGTCAGGAAGTGGTCGATGTAATTAAGAGGGAAGAAGAGGAAAAAAAGTTATCCACAGAGGGTGTAAAATCTCCCTATTTACAAAATGGATTAAAGTTGTGATATACTAAAGTTAATTATTAGCCTTATCTTCCTATCTTCATGGAAGTAAAAAAAAGAAGTAAAAAATATATGGCAGAAGAAAAAGTAGTTTCGCGAGAAGAGTTTGATAGTTTGAAAAAAGAAATGAGTAATTCTTTTTCTCAAATCATTAATTTAATAAAAGAAAAGCCAAAGACAGAAGCGGAATCAAAAAAGGTCGAGGCGAAAAAGGCGGTTGATAAAACCGCAGAAGCTAATGATGCTTATTTAGAACCGGTGCATCCTGATTGGATAGCGGATGCGAAGTTGAAAATCGGTGAATCATTGGAACGTTGTGAAGTTGATTATCCCAAGAATGGAACTCCAAGATATACGGTAGTTATCAAGAATGATCATAGCAACGCATCGTCCTCGCATTTACAATTTTATAAAATAGATAGACGTACAGTTGCGGTAATTAATGGATTCGAAACAGTAAAAGCGTTTAATTCATTAGTAGCGCAGAATTTAAAACTTAATCCTAAGAAATTAGATTAAATTTATGAAAGAAACATTAACACCAACTAAAAAAGGACAAAAGAAGATTACTTTTAATAAAGGTGGCCTTCATAAATCTACTGGAACTCCTATGGGAGAAAAAATTCCAGAGACAAAGATGGAAGATGCAATGGAAGGAAAGATGGGAATGAAAGCGGAAAAAGAAGCTCAATTTGCAAAAAATGTATTGACGGGTCCAAAGAAAAAGTTTAAGTATGGGATACAAAAAAAATAACATGCCATTATTAAAAGGAAAAAAGAATATCGGAAAAAACATAGCCACAGAAATGCACGCTGGAAAACCACAGAAACAGGCAATTGCTATTGTAGAAAGCGCGGCCGGTAATTCAAAAAAAAAATTCAAATACGGAATGAGAAAAAGTTAGAACCATTATTAAGTAGTTATTATAATCAATTAAAACCTATGAGTATTAAATTAATAGAACTTATAAATAGTGTGGAAGCATTAAATAAATTATCAGAAACTAAACTTCCAGCCAGTGTTGGATTTTCTCTTGGAAAATTTTTAAAGCAAGTTACTCCAGAAATTGAAACTTATAATAAAGTGAGAGGTGAAAAAGTTGTAGAGTATGGAACACTAATGTTAGATGCTGAAGGGAAAGAAGTTACTGACGCACAAGGTAATAAAAGATATTCTTTTGTTGATAAAGGTAGCACTGAACTAAGTGAAAATGGTAAAAAGTTTGTGGCAGAAATGACTGAAATGGAAAATAAAGAATTGGATATAAAAATTCCTGATATAAAAATTTCTGATTTAGGTTCGGCTGTTATTGAACCTAAGTATTTATTAATCCTTGCTTGGTTGATCAAGGAATAATTAACTATAATAAAATGGCAACAGTAAAATGTCCGGATTGTAAAGATGGTTTAGTTCTTCAAGGAGAAAGTATCAAGAAAGTTTGTGAGACGTGTAAAGGAACAGGAGTAGTAGAAGAGTAAATTGACAATTTAATTTATTAGTAATGCTGTTTATCGGACAGCATTGAGTGGACCACTACACAGCTCTACCAAGAGTCGTTGAG